GAACACGAGATTGTACGTGACAATCCGCACTATACACCAGTTGCTGACTGGTGACGTGTTCGGGCTGATGCGTGCAGCGAGAGGCACCACGTGGTCGGATGCACTCGACAACATAGAACGAGTGCTGTCGGTATGCACTGTAGCTGGTCCACTGATGGGCGACAGGATGCCCCATGTGCGCTACGGGACTGTGCCGGAAGACGGCTCCTGGTTGATGGCACATGGCGTCGTCGGTGCCTTCCTGCCTTGGCATCATCTGGCCATTGTTCAAGATGGGGTGACATATGAAGGCGCGCTTGACGCCAAGACATGGCGCATGACAGGCTCGGTCACAAGAACTGTGCCCGCCCAGACACTCTTCTTTTGGCCGGCAACAAGATATGACACCGCAAAGTTGCAGCGTTGCGTCGATGAGACGGACTGGCTTTACTCTTGCGACAACAATTGCACAACGTTTGTCGCAAATGCGACCGTTGATGCAAATCCCAGGTCAACCAAAGATATGTGGCACATAATTAGGTTCTACCAGGCTTGGGCGGGATCAGGAGTGGACTTTGCCGATTCAGCCCGTGACATCGCCATTATGATGGGGGCCGACCCGGAGATGCTGGAGCAAATACGAGCATTGAGAGGTGGTTTCGGGGCAGAATCGACCCAATTATTAAGCGACGTAGAGTTCACCGAGTTCCTCGAAGCGTTGAATAATGCGTCAGTGCTAACCGGCTCTCCGATGCTTGATGGCGATGGTACGCCGTATACTGGGGATGCGCTAACCAGTATGCTACAGCGATACGGCCTCGCACCAAACACACGGGGAGGAACTGTAGACCCGATGAAGTTGCAAGATGCCGCCCGATTACTCGGTGACATGTGGCCATATATGGCCTGCATGTCCTGTGGCTCCGGATGGCATTCAGTCAACGGTTGTGACTGCACCACACATCGAAAGGCTTACACGACACTCGCGATGGGCGAACGGCTGCGTTCGCCGGCGTACGTCGATTCGCCGTCCAGCGCATCAGATGCATTGGCTGTCGTTCGTATAATGAGCCGCGCACTGGGCGTGGGCGGGATGGTAATTAGCCTGCATGGTAAAACCATAACACTGCTAGAACCGAGCCTGCAGTCGCGCCTACTCGATCACGTCTGGGTGATTGAGCATTCTTCTGGCTCTTGGAATGTGCTCCTGTCACCAATTCGCGCAATGCCTGACATGCTTTTTGCAGGGTCGAAACATGGTGGGGACATAGCGCCA